CCATAAACTCAATTCCAATCTTCTTGTCATTGAGCATTTTGACGGCCTTGTTCCGAAGCTCCTCGCGTGACTTCGCGGTTTTGATGCTATCGAGTTCTGCCTTCATCTCCCGGAGCGCCTTCTGTTCGTTAGTCTCATCGGGATAGCGCTTCTTAATCTCGTCCTCTAAGTGCTTCGGCATCGTCTCTTTCATGAACTTCTCAACGGCCCCCGTAGCTCTACGGTCACCCTCTCGCTTCACTTCATCCTTGTACTCAGCCGAAGATTTATACTTTTCGATGATGGCTTTGTCGTCAACGGTCGCTATCGTCCCGATGAACTCTTTCAGCGCGGCATCGTCCTTGTTGTCTGCTACAAACTTTTTTACGTCGTCGAGCGTCATATAAAACCCCTTGTTTTCCCGGCTTCGGTGCTTGCCCGTCCGGTGATATGATAAAAAAAGCCCACACCCCTGTAATGGAGTGCGGGCCTTTTCGAATCTGAAAAATCAGGCGAAAAAGAATCCGCTTATTCTGTGGAGCGAGGTACAAGCCCCACCGCAAAAACCTTTACGTCGATGACCTCCTCACGAATGAGTTTTGCGCCCCGGAAGCCACCCTGATTATAGTAAATCGTGATGGCTCCGGTGAATCGCTGCTGTTGTAGCTGATCATCTAACTGCTGTACTTGCTTGTTCAATATACTAATCTATTGTATAATCGTCAACAACTTTTTTTGCTATTTCTGATTTTTTTTCCATTCTTCATAGGTGATGTATTCCTTGACCTCTCCGTCGTAGCGGCGAAGCTTCGGCGGGAACCCCTTGACCTCGGCCCTCACTGTACAGCGGCAATTTATGTCCATCGATGCATCGCCCCACATCCCCGGCCCCTCGGCGCTCATGCCCTGTGAGTGGAAAAGCCCCTCATCGTCGGCCACCTGCCCGTCAAGCGCGCCATGCGTTGGCCGTGTCCTACCATCCAGAGATGCAACCCATATCCTGTCAATTTCAACCCCACGCGCCTCGGCTTCGTCGTAAGCGGAAACTTGTCCTTCGGTGGCAGCCCTTGCGCCTTCGGTGCGAGATATGCGCATGGCGTTGTTGAGAGATATCCCGAAGCTGTCAGTTAAGGATTTTGCGATATTGACGTAAGACTCGCCCTTGACGAAGCCTTGAATCATAGTCTGACGCTGGCGTATCAATAGGTCATATCGCTGCTTTGAGAGTTGCTCCTTAAGCGATAACCCAGATACGTTCGGCTCGTTTATCAGGCCCAGGATAGTCTCACGGTTGACAGGCCCGAAGCCGATATCAAGCCCGTTCCCGGCGTCAAGTGAATAGCCGTAACGATAGAATGACTCCTCATAGGCGTCGCCCACCAGCGTCTTTATGGTCTTATCTTGGGCCTGCCCTAGCGCGTTGAGTTCTGCCGCGATGTTGGTATTAAGCGTCTTTAGCCGGTTATACTTGCTCATCTCGGCGTAGGTAAGTTTACCGTCTACTGAGTATTTCTCGTAAAGCGCGGCGAGGTCTGACTTGACGCTTTTAAGCGCGTCGCGGTACTCGCGGACGAGCTGCTTCTCCGCATCGGTTAAAACACGGTCAACGGCTGCGCCCGCGCGCTTCTCTAGTTCTCTTTGCGTCAATTTACCTTCACGTTACGCAGATCAGGCTTCGGCATGTCTTTCGCAGTCTGCTGCGCCTCCCACCACCGAGCCAAAGCCGATAGAGGGAGAAACATAAACACGCAAAGCAAAACGATCGTGAATGCAAGCGTTAAAAGCTGTATCATTATATACGCCATGAGCTGCAACCGCATGATGAAAAATGCTATGACTTTCGACGCCATGAAAGGCCATCCTTTGCAACGAGTTCTTTGTTGGCGTGGCGATCAACCACGCTGTCGAAATGCTGCTCGGTGATCCCTATTGTCTGACAGAAGTCATGCTTCGCCATGGGATCACACACATAATCGTGCTTGTCGATGGCCTCGATGGCCTGCTCGCGCGTCATAAGCCCCTCCCTCACAAACCGACACGCCACGTCCGATACCCTCTGAAAGCCGAACTTCACGTACTTCGTCCACAACTGAATGATGTAGGCCACGGAGTCGATCTGCGTGTACTGGTCAATGCTTCCCTGTCTCGGCCACTCGTTGAAGTCGTCAAGGTCTTTAAAGCCTATTTCCCGCGCGCACCCCAGCGAATCGGTAATCGAGTACGGATAAATCGCGCCCATGAAAATGATCTCGCATTTACCCATCTCCGAAGCCGGATGCCAAATGTCAAGATTGTCGCTTGTACCATACTCAAACGCAGAGTTCTCTCCGAAGAATACCAGTGATATTCCGTAAGCCTTTGCGATCTCAACGGGAACCTTATAAATCTTTTCCTCGATCCACTTCAGCGGGTGAAGCTCGTTCTCGAAGTCCTTCAGGGTTTCCCGCTTGAAAGTCTGGGGCTTGCACCTGAACGTGATAAGGTCAAGGTCATACCGGTTGACAAGGTTGTCGATGTTATGCTTCCCGGCCCTGGTGTGGGTAAACTCATCTGTCACCGATACGAGCAACGGATTTTTGACTTCGTGATTATCGATGAGTCGGCGCACGATCATGTGGCTGTCCTTCCCGCCAGAAACAGCAATAACACAGTCGTATTCTGGATGAGTGCGCCGCTTCTTGATGTAGCCCGTCAACCATTCCTGTCGCGCCTTAAAATCGATCGTCTTCTTTCGCTCGTTGTTGATGCAAGCGAGGCATACACCGTCACGCTCTTGAAGTCCGGGCCGCGTGTCTAAAATAAATCCGCATTTACTGCAAAGTCTCATAAGTATCCTATCGTTGAATTAAGCTCGGACAGCCGAAGCATCGCATCGACCATTCCGGCGACCTGCCAGTCATCGGGCATACTTTTCCAGCAAAAACCATGTAATATCGTCTTGCGGTAACCCGTCACGGCGGTAAACAAAACCGTATTCCACTAACCGCAAATCACCGTACCTGTCAAGCATTTCTCCCGCGAAATCTCGCTTCCAGAGTTTGCCCGCGTGGCCCCGGTATGGCACGGCTACCAGAGTAGGATTATAGTATTCGCACAGCAGAATGTATCGCTTGGCGTGGCTGTATATCTGATCATAGGCTTCCGCGATGCGCTCCGGCGGGATGTGTATGAGCAGCCCCTTGGTCATCACAAGGTCCGCCGGGAGCAGGTCGGCGTCGTAGATGGACCCGTGGTGTATAATCACATGGTCTAAGTCTGACAGACGGCGGCAGGCGTTAGCGTTGATCTCAACCGCCGAGTAGAGCGCATCGGGCCAGACGTATTCCATCGCCTGTATGTTCTCTCCGGAACCGGCACCAAACTCGATCACCGATTCCGGCTTTTTCATGAACACGGAAATTCCGCTGAAAAGGGCGATGTTATTGTTAACCCTGCCCACGTTGCGCTCGGTGTAATCGTCTCCGAAACTACCGGCCCAAAAATCAAGCGTGTCCAATGATAGCCTCCGCGCGCTTCCAGTCTGATTCCGTATCTATGTCCACCGCGCGCATGATATACGGCACGGTACGCGGCATGAAAAACTTTCGATGCTCCGTGAACGATCCGTAATTAAGCCAGTAGAATTGCCCCGCGTCGTGATACTTTGGAGTTAAGTCCTGCGTTCGCGTCATTGCGCTGTCTGGGTTGAGCATGTACAGAAGCCCATCATCACGGTAAAACGCGCGCTCGATAGGGTGCTCGTATATACACACCGGGACCACTGCGTCAATGCCGTCTTCCAGCTTATTGTGCGCTGAAAGCAAATCGAACGGCTGCGTAAATACTGCTGTCGGAAGGATGACGCAAATCTTGTCATACTGGTTGTAGTGGGTAAGCACGTCCAGCACTACATCGGTCAAGGTAGCCGCATCGGTCGCCGCTTCCGGGCTTCGTAAAAATGGCACGTAGACGGAATACTTTTCAGCGATGTATTCGTCATCGGTGCTGATGATGATCTGCTGAAATAGGTTGGAGTAGTTCGCGGCGTCGAGCGGGTACTCAATTATCGGACGGCCCAAGAACTGCCGTGTGTTTTTCTTCGGTATCCGCTTGCTTCCGGCGCGGGCTGGTATTATACAGAGGTTCAGACAAGCCTCCGCAGAGTCCTAACAATAGCATTCCTTAGTTCGTTAAATCTTGCCTGTTCTACAGTTAAGCATTCACCAGAAAAGCAACCTATTTGCTCTATGTCTCGTATGGCGTCATAGATTGCATTCCTAAATACTTCTCGATCTATGTCGATCACATTCATAGCAATATATCCTTCAACTGCTCCGGCGTCCGCGCGAACTTCCCGGCGTCTGGACCTGTGGAATCATCGAGCTTGACGTGGCACTCGTAAATCTTCGGCTGATACTTCTTGAAAAGCTCGAAGTCAGTCGTGTGATCGCTCAGGCCCACGGAAAGCTTGTCGCCGAATTTATCGATGTAATCCTTTGCCTTCGCCGGGTACTCGGATATGCAGTACATAATCTTGAAGTTTGAACCGGCCTGAAGCGTCGGCTTGTCGGTGCTTATGATGACAGCCCTATCTTCCGGGATGTCGGCCGCGAGCATCCGCGAAGCATCGGTGTTAGCCAGCTTAATAAATGGCACGTCATAGGTCAAGAGAAAGTCGAGGCTGTCTTTGTCGAACACGCTGGCGGTAGTTCGCAGGCCCATAGCAGCGGCGTAGCGGTAGGCGCGTTCAAAGACTTCAAGTGACAACGGCGCGTTGTTTCCAGCGCGTTTGAATAACTGCCACTTGACAATAATGTTCTGCCGGGAGCCGATCTCGGCGATCTCCTTCACCATGCGACAGGCGTACTCTATTGAGTTTTTGCATGTATTACCGGAACCACAGTCTAGTATAATCATACTACCTCCTGGTGTGAGCGTGTAAAGTTAAAGTATATCGAATTCCAGTACACGCCGTCTACGTACTTCCTGCGCGGTAACTTATGAGTCACGACGCCACGCTCCTTGCAGATCGATCGCCAAAACCCTATTGCCTTACTACACTCGTAGCACTCGCCGTAAATATTGTCAAGATTAAGACGGTTGAACCCCTCGGAAATAAGCATGTTCACGGCCTGCCTTCCTATGCCTTCTCCGCGCCTTTCTGGATCAATGACAACCGATATTTCGGCGCTTCTGTTTTCGAGCGATATATTGACTAGGCCAACCATGCCAACAAAAGACATATCGCTATAAACAGCCCAAAAGCGGTGAGGCGAAACGCGACTTGAAATTGTGTTAAAATAGAAGTCCTCCTGCATCTCTTTTGTCAGCGGAAACGGAGTCCGGTACATGTCTATATCGAGATTGCGCCACTGCCTCACTGTCTCAGCATTCTCGCGGCTCATCGCGTCAAGATGCATGCGGCCTCTTGAACACTGTAAACTTCCGCAGGTCTGGGTATTCATCCCACGGAAGGTCGGGATTATCGTCTGGCATGTAGTTCATGAGCATGAGCCCCCTCGCGGCTTCCTCGGGCAACATATAACAGTGCTGTCCCGGAAGGTGAAACATGTCTTGCGCCGGCGGTACCCCAGCGGTTCTACCGTCGAATCTCATGATACGCAGCATAGCGGCGTCATCGTAATTGTCAAGCAAAATAAATCCACCGCGCCCTATTTTTAAGTGCTTACCCCAATGAGCCGAAAGGCAGTACATCGTTCCAGGCTCGTACATGCCCCTCCTAAAGCGCCTCGCGGAGTCGATGATATTGGTCTTTCCGAGTCTGTATGCACCAGACCAGCGGTAGTCTGTGAATCCGCAATAGCCGCCGGCGTTAAGCACTGAGTAAGCCACTCCGACGTAGGTATAAGCCGGGAGAATAACCTCTCGCTCAGTGGTTGCCATAAAGTGCAATCGCAGGGAAAGCAACAGAGCGTTGGTGCATGAGTCCACGGCAACAGCGCATGGTGCCCCGGAATACTCTGCGACGCGGTCCTCTAGTGCTGCTACTATGTCGTAGGGCTTCATATGGACTCGCAAATCCTAAGCGCGGCGTACAGGATACAGGCCGAAAACAATACAAGCAATATGCGGTAGAATGTATTCACTTGAATAGCCACTCACTATTTTTGTCTGACGAATACGTAAACCCTTCTGGAACCTGCACACCGCCGTCGTGGAACTTATCACTAGTCCACCACGAAAAGGCGGGATAAATTATGTAGTGCTCTGGATACTCGTAGGTGTTCCGCGCGTCCTCGGCAGTAATCATGATCTCGTGCAGCTTCTCGCCGGGCCTTATTCCTATGATATTAGGCCGGCAGCCCATTGAGCGCACAAGGTCAACTATGCGGAACGATGGTATCTTAGCCACGAATATCTCGCCGCCGCGCATGTCGGCAAAAGCCTTGAACACAAGGTCAACACCCTGATCGAGCGTGATGTAAAACCGCGTCATGTCTGGATGCGTCACGGGCAATTCGGTTGCCCCGTCGCGCTTCATCTGCTCAAATAATGGTATAACCGAACCGCGCGAATTCGCAACATTCCCATATCTGACCACACTGAATGTAGTGCCACCGCGCGGAGAGTAGGAATTCCCGGCTATAAAAAGCTTGTCAGAACAGAGCTTTGTAGCCCCGTAGAGGTTAACCGGATTTACGGCCTTATCTGTGGAAAGCGCCACGACTTGCTTCACCCCACGGTCAATGGCAACGTCAATTACGTTAATAGCCCCTATGGTGTTTGTGCGGATTGCCTCGATGGGATTGTACTCGCATATAGGAACGTGCTTCAATGCTGCGGCGTGGATGATGTAATCCACATCAGCACAGGCCCGGTAAAGGCGGTCCTTGTCACGTACATCACCGATGAAAAACCTTATTCGCGGGTCGTCGAACTTTTGCGCCATGATGTACTGCTTGTACTCGTCCCGAGAATAGATTATGATCTTCTTGGGATCGTGCTGGAGCAAGCGCTCAGTAAACTTATTACCGAAACTACCGGTTCCGCCGGTGATGAGTATAGTCTTATTCTGAAACAGGAGGCGCCTCCTCTTCGTCGGCCTGTTCAAGTGGCGGTATAATCATCGACTCTTTATCGTTGTTAAGGTCTTCAATCTCTTGTTCTGGATCGTCGATGAACGATGCCAGCGCAAGCCGAGTTTTGTCGCTCACAACGCCCTTCAGTTTGGTCTGGATTTCTGCCTCTTCAAGAAGGTTCTGCGGGTAGTTGCGGGTAAAGATGAAATCAACGTCAAGATAGTTGATCTTTGCGCCCTTGGCGTTCCATATCTCTGATAAGAGCTTGAACTGCTGACGTAGCGACTTTTTGAATTTCAGCTCGGAAGTAATACACTTGTACTCAAACGGCCTGAACTTGAAAGCCATCGCTACGCCGGTAAGGTTGCTTCCGAACTGGATGTCCTTCATGTTAGGAGTCTTGCTGAACCGATAGATGTTCGCCTCGATGCGGTCGAGATGGTGCTCTATAATGGCGTCGTCGATCTTCTTGGTAATGAAATCCACGCTGCCGTTTGGATCGGTAAGCGAGAAGCCACCGGTCTGCTGGGCCTGCTTCAACACATCACCGGTGATCTGTGCCCCTCTGAAAACCATATAAGCCAACCTGAATTGCTCGACCTCGTTGTTGACATCTGAAAGCGCCCGGTCGTAAGCATCTATGAGTTCAAGCTCCTTCTCGGCGTCGCCCTGAAGCTCGTCGTTGTTGGCAAAGCCGATAAGCGGATTCCCGGGCAGCATGTGCCGCACCACTGTCCCCTGCTTGTACTCTTCTTCATCGTCGTTTCGCGTAAACTCGGTCACGTTGAATGCGTCGTAGAGATACGCCTTGTGTATCTTTGTTTCCTTTCCGTCATCGCCCAAACCAACAACAGTATAATACCTGATCGAATAAAGAGGCACGTCAACCGATGGCCCAATAAAGATACACTCCCACGGATTGACAGCCATCGCCCGCAAGTCCCCGGTGCCCTCCTCGACATACAGAAGCCTCCCGCACAGGCCACAGATAGACGCCCTCTTTGCCGTCTCGGCGTCAAGGTCGGCCACGCTGTTAAGCTTGTTGAATTCACGTATAAATGCAAGGTCTTTGTCGTATTGCGGGCTGACGGTTGTCTCTTCCTTCTCGGGTTTTGGGGCCATGCCGATTGCCTGCCGCGCCTTGTCCATGACCGTATTAAGCACAGTCTTTTTAGTCTCGTATACAGTGCGGTCAAGATCGTAGACGATAGGAATGCCGGTGAAAAACCCAACCTTGACGTCTATGATCTCGCCGAAAAAGTCATTGTTGATCTTATTGTTGATCTTGTCGGTCTGCTTAGTAGAGCCGATGTAGTACTCTCGCGTCTTGATTGGCGTACCATCGGCGCCGGCCTTGTAGCGATCATAAAGCTCGTAGATCACCCTATGGCGATCGGAGGCGCTCTTGATAATCAAGCCTATCTGCTTTGCCGTGGGCGGCGACGTGATATTGGTAATTAACATTTCCCCTACCTGTACAACGAAAATGTGGCCCGAACCTCACGGCTGCGGCCAAGGTGCGAATATAAGGCATAGCGCTCAGAGTCCATAGAGTCGTCATCCATCTTAATCGGCTCCTCTTTCGCGGAGTTCTCCTTCCAGCGGTAGTTGTAAATCTCGCGCAAGTAGTTCCGGTTATACTGTTGCACAATATACAAACGTCGCTTCTTGAAACACTCGGCAACGAACGTAATTCCCTCGACGACTGGGTTCTCGGCCTCATGAACAACCAGTCCGCGCCCCCTCAGCGCTGCTATGTGGTCGGGCCTCGCAGGGTCGGCGTAGAAGGCTATTCCGCGATAGGTATTATTGATCTCCATCGCCTCGTGCGCCCACCAGTCAATGGACTGCTGCTTCGCCACGATCTCGCGCAACCTGAATGCGTTTCCGTCGTGGTCAAGGCCATAGACCCCGATAACGCCGTTGTGCTCAAAGCCCCAGTCTATCCCGGCGAAGTGCTCTTTGAGATTGCCCGGCGCAACGTCCAGAACATGCACTCCGAGATCGAAGTCGCGGTAAATCATGCCCTCGGCGGCTACCCATAGGCCGTTGATGTCGCGGTCATAGAACATACCCGACGGAGTGGATTTCTTCAGTGATTCTTTGTACTCATCCGAAAGAAAGGCGTTGTCGTCCAGGGTGAAATGCCAGCTTTTAATATGTAGACGACCGTCCGAAAGAAGATCGCCGTCCTTGTCGATGTAATTGACTTTAATCGGGTGGTCTGGTCCTGCTGGGTTGGTATCCCAGAATATCCTTGCCCCATCACCGGAGCATCGCTTAAAGCACTGGTCAACCGTCGCGGCGTGGTGTTCAGTGACCTCATTAGCAAGCCAGCCGTGAGCCGTGAAGCCCTTAATCACCTTGTATGAGTCAATATTAGCGGAACCAAAGCATGATACTGTATTCCCGAACATCTGGAACTCGTTTGACTGAGTTAATATAGGGTTGATGCCTAGGTTCATATTCTCCAGTTCGTCTAAGACATTTCTGCGTATCGATGGGATAGAAGTCCCTGTGATGATGTACCTTCGCTTCTTCCCGCGGCTTTCCCATACGTGGTGGGTAAAGAGCATACAGTTAACTACTGTTTTTCCACTCCGAACCGCACCTTCAAGCACGGTTATTCTAGGACGATGCCGGTTGTCGAACGCTATTATGTCGTGTTGCTTCTGTGTCAGCACCTACAACCTCAAACATCCGTGCCCATTCATCCGCCTTATCGGTGACGGCGATCTTGCTGCCCTCGGTGGCCTCGCGCAACTCCTTCATAAGCGAAACAGCCGCGCTGTCGCCACGGGCTAGCACCTTGCTCATAACCACCGACACAATAGCGTGACCAGACATTTTTGTCCTATCGCCGTCCGGTCCTTCTACGTCGTGCTCTTTTTCGAGGAATTCAGCGTATATTTGCGACATGAGCTTTTTCTCGCGGCGGGCCTTGACGGATGCCAATCCTCCGGCGCGGGCTATTTCTCGTCGTTCTTCCGTTGTTAGCTCACCGAGAGATCGAAGATTTTGTTCGTTTGCCATTTACGCAAATATACAATCTAATTGCATAATAGTCAAGCGTTTTTTTTGAGTAGCCAGAAATAAATTTGCTCTGTTATCCACCCGGACAAATACGCAAAAGGCTCATCGTTTTCTGTCTCGTGTGGCATCGAGCGCGGTGAATGTCAGCCTTACCTGTAACCCACGCGGAATTTTACCTATACGCTATGTCCACGAATTTATTTCCTTAATCATGTCATCAATGCGCATTTTTGAATATCCAGCAAAGAACCTCGGATTCCCACCATATATCGGTATCTCAAATAATAAATACGTATCATGTATTTTCCATATTTCAGCCTTACCGTAGTCTGATTCTGGTACTACATAACAATCTCCACTATGTAATTTTAATATCTCTTCGCGCATAAAACCTACTTGGAAGCGCATGACTTTAATCTCCTAGTGGAAAGAGTTCCCGGCGGGAGGTACCTCGCCGGGTTGTTTATAACACTTGCATGAGCGTAAATCGAAATTCTGAGTCACGCGGCGAGTCGTCCGATCTTCCGCGATGTGGAGAGGGCAGGATTTGAACCTGCACGATAGATTAGGCTGAAAAGCTCTTCGGGGTGGTCAGCGTTTTTAATGTGTCGTCGCAACACGGCCCGATTCATCTATCACCCACACACGTCTGCCAATTCCGCCACCTCTCCCTTGGACGCGCCCGGTATTGAACCGGGGTCCGCGACGTTCCGCTTTGGGCTTGTGCCGCGTCGAGCCATTCCGCGCCCTTAACGGGGCTTCCACCCGCTGCCACCGAACCCCAACCCTTCCGATGTCTGACGTGTTCCACTGGTCCACGCCCCACTCTTACACTTTCGCTACGCTGGCAGTGTGGGCCTCTACTTAATGCTTAGTGCTGTATATCTGCTAATATACCAGTACTATGAAAGCGTGGAAATGTCAAGCAAAAATCATAGTTTTGACTTTGGTTCTTCATCTTTTTCGATGGTCTTTTTGAAGCACATGTTCGCGGCGACGTGATATATAACAACGCCCTCGGGCCGCATAAATCCCGGCGACGCTACGCTGCCAGTTTCTCTAAGATCGCGCAGACACATTAAGACTGCATCAGTTTCAAAAATACCGCGCCATAGAACCGGTACCACATCGCAGCACGGCGGATGCGCCTCGGCCCACCGCGTAACGTTGAACAAAGAAAACCGCTTTTCTTTCAGGCCATATCCGCGCTGTATTCCCTGCCCCCACCACTCGCCGAAGTGCCTTCCTGGTCCAAGAGTCATAAGCTCGTCTTTGTTGTCGTAGGCCCACCGCGCAAACCCAAAGTTGTCATTATCAGGCGTGATCCATCGCGTGCGGCTGCCGACAAGAAACTCGCCGTCTTCTCCGATGTATATCTGCCCATTGGTGCCGTCGATCTTCTCGGTTATGATACACTCACGAGAAAGACGGGCTATCTTTGGAAACTCGTTAAAGTCCATTGCGACCTCCTTTAAGCAATTTTACCTTCATCTCGCAAAAAAAGTACTCTCGTCGCCACGTATCCAGACGAGCACCCGCAGGCCACGGCGATCTGTCGCTGCGTGTTTGTCGGGTAGTACTGGATTATCATCGCGTCAATCGCGGCCTTCGTCTTGTCGTCCATCACCCTCGCGCGGCGGCGCTTACCCTCGATTGCGGCCTTCCACTCGTCCGGG